TAAAGTTCTGCAATCTGACGGAACTTATAAATGGGAAGTAGTAGAGCCTAAAACTGAAGCACAAAAAGTTGCTGAAGTTTCCCCTGCTCCTGCACCAAAAGAAACTAAGAAGAAAGTTTCAAAAAAGAAAACTACTAGCCCATTATCTGACTAATTCATGGCAATCGAAGAAAAAGTAATTCAGCCTGATTCCGTGAATCCTCCTGAACAGCCCGTGGCTGACACTCCTTCACAACCACAAGCACCTGATCTTAGCTCTATAAAAGCAGAATACGAAGCAAAACTAGCTGCTGTTCGTAAAGAAGCTGCTGAAGCAGAAGAAAAATTTAAAGGCATCAAGGGTAAATTAGATGATGTCTATAAACAGAAAGAAGAAAAACGAACCAAAGATCTAGAAGAACAGGGTCAATGGAAAACATTGTGGGAAGAGGCCAATAAAACTGCTCAAGAAAAAGAACAGCAGATA